GCGCAGATCCTGATGCGGAGGGTTATGTCGCCCACGTTGTAGGTGAATGCCTCGACGGTTGGCAGCTCCAGGAAGAACGTCATGGGGCGGGCGTTGCGCGGGTCGGTGACAACCTCGTACCCGGTGTTTAGGGCGGTGATGGCGGTGCTGGTGGCGTTTACCGCGTCCCACAGGATGCCGGAGACGGGCATTAGGCGACCTGGGGGCGGCCGACGCCGAGCAGCTGCAGGATGCGGCCCAGGGCGCTCGGGACGGGCACTGTGCCCATGGCATCGAATGACGCAAAGGAATCAGCGCTGCCGCGTTCCCTGTACAGCAGGGCGGCGTACATGATGGTGCCCAGCGTGACGTCGCCGCCGGGGCTGGTAGCCAGCTCGTCGGTAAGGTAGCCGGATTCTTGACGCCGGCGATACGCAAACGCGTTAGCCGCCGACACGCACTTGGTGATAAATGCGGTGTCGTTTGCGGTGGCGACGCTGATGCCTAGCCATTCGGTCACGTTGGCGTTACTGACCCATGTGCAGACTGGGTTCCATTCGACCAGGCCGTACGGATCTACCGCGTACCAAGTGACGTCATCGCCAGGGTTCTGGTACATGACCTGGTTGGACACCGGCAAGTCGTAGTTGAACGTCCACTGGCCGAGGTTGTCCACACCTGTGAATTGGTACTGTGGACAGTCAACCAACAGGGTGCCTGAGTCGTTGAACGATGCCGCGACACCCGAGATCTCAATCTCTTGGCCGGGTGTGGCGTCGATGTTGGTAAGAAGTTGGAGGACTGCGTAGTCATCCAGGCGCATGGCCCGGACGACGTACGCAATCTCCGACATTGTGCAGCTCCCTCGCCGCTATCAGGGCGAGACGGTGATGGACTTGACGAGGTCGCTGTCAGCGATGAACGTGGCGACGTAGCCGTAGTAGCTGAACGTGCGGCCCAGAGTGCCGGGCACTTCCACGGACATGAGGCCGCGCACCTGCTCGTAGAACTCGATGGCCGAGGCCTTGGCGACCACCATGGTGTTGGCCGCGAAGTTGCGGTCTGCCACAAGGTTGAGGCCGAACGGGTTGAACGTGTTGAGCTGCGTGATGTTGGCCGAGCCGGCTGCGTTGACGCCCATGAGGCCAGCGGCGCCGGCGTACGGAAACACGTTCCGCTTCTCGGCGTCCATCTGGGTGCCGAGCAGCTTCCACACTCCGGGCGCCACGAAAACGTGGTCGGGCAGGAAGTTGCTGGCGGTGAGGATGTCGGTGGCGGCGTCGTACAGCGCTGCGAACAGCGTGGACGGGTCGGTCAGGTTGAACGTCCAGGTGCTGCCCGATGCGGATGCGCCAGCGGTGATGGCGTCAGCTGCGACGTTGTCGGACTGGAGCAGGTACTGGCCAGCGAGGTCGCGCAGGATGATTTCCATGGCGGCGGGGCTGGTGAAGTCGACGTCCTGCACCGAGAGGGTGACCTGACCGGCAAGCGTGGTCTTGGTGATCACGTTGGACGCGATGACCGGCGTGGTTGCCGACACCGCCGAGAGCTCGGGGGACTGTGCGGCCACGGACGTGTGGGTCGTCCAGGTGGGACGGATGAACGTCTTTTGGTTGCCGCCGTCGGGCATGGCGCGGGCGCCGACTGCTGCGACGACGGGGCGGATGTAGTTCAGGTCCTGGAACACGGGGCCGAGCACGGGCACCGGAAGCAGACCGGGCGTGTCGGTTGTGAGGACGTCACCGGCTGCGGCCTGGAAAGCCGTGCGACGGGACTCTGCGAAGTCGCGGGCGGCTGCGGCGACGTTGCGGAACGTCTCACCGCCGATGTGCATGGCTGCGAGGTACTCGCCCGGCGTGGGCAGGTCGAACTTGCGCTTGGGCTGGGCCGGCAGTGCCGGCGTGGGGATGGCAGCTGCCTCGACGACCTCTGCCTGTGCGGGTGTGGCTTCCACGATGGGTTCCTCCTCTGGAACTTCTGGGTTTGTGGGTTCGTCGGGATCTGTCACCGCTTGCGCGGCTACTTCCGTGATGGTAGCACCTGCGAACGCCGGTATGGGAACAAGTGACAATTCCATCCATTCAGCTTTCGTGACGATGATGCGGCCCTGCTTGTCCTCGGTGAACTCAAGCGGGTTTACCCCGACGGACACGTCCATGACGCCATCAGCTGCAAGCACCAGCGCCTCATCCCCGAGGGCGGTGCGGCTGATTTTCATGGATGCAAGCATGGCCTCGTCGGTGTCGACGCGCTCGGCCACGATGCCGACCGGCTTGGTGGAGTCGTGGTACATGAAAACGCGGGGTGCCTTGCCGTCAACCGGCAGGCTGCCAGGCTTGAACATGACTTCCTGGCCGCCCGACACGGTGGCAAACACGTTGTAGGGCACCGCAATCGCGTCTATCCGGCGCTCGCCGTCCTCGCCCTTTTTGGCCTGAACGCTGACAGAATCTGAAGTAAAGCGAATCACGCCATTTCCTCCTGGGTGTTTTCCTCAACGTCGACCATTTCGCGCGAGGTGTTTGCGTCGTCTATTTCGCCGAGGTAGTCGTCAGTATCAAACTCGACGTAGGTGCCGTTCGGCAGGATGTTGTTTGCGCTGAGCGTGGCGGCAATGACTTCGGCGTAGCCTTTGGTGCCGTACAACCACAGATCCCAGCGCGACTCGCGGCTGTTCGTGTATGCGTACGACCCGGTAGGGACGCCCAGCAGGTAGGGCGGAATGTTGCAGATTTGCGCCATTTGCAGCGCCGAAAATTGGGCCGACTCAATCAGCAGCATTTTGTCTGGCGTGGCCGACGTCGGCTCGTACGTCAGGAACTCGTTGAGCGCGGCAGTCTGGTTGGATGACCGCGCCGCGTTGAACGCTGCCGACAGGTCGGCCAGCTCCTGGGCGCTGAGAGGTTCGCCACCGACCTGGCGCAGGATGCCCGACGGGATTGAAGAAGCGGCGTTACGCAGCCGGGCGTCCTCAATGCGTAGGGCGGTGGCGATCGTCTGCTCCGAGCTGTAAATCAAGCCTTGGCTTGCGCCGATGAACTGCACGACGTTTGCAGGGTCGAGCATTTCGCCGTTGAAATACAGCTCGTTGCTGGGGGCGTACCAGACGGGGCCAGCCTGGTCAGGTGTCGTGATTGAGCCGGTGGGCAGACGGGTGAAGGATGCGGGGTAGCCGTCCTGGGTGCGGCTGGTGATGTACCAGAACGCCCGCCCAAAGAAGAACAGGTCGTCAAACGTCCACGACATGAGTGTCTCGTAGCTGATTGACGGGTCGGGGCGGCGCAGCCACGACCGGGGCGCTAAATCCTCGTCTTCCATTTCGCGGGTGTCTGGGTTCCACCGTTCGCGGTACATTTTCAGCGGCATGGCGCTGATGACGTTTGCGTGAAGGTCGCGGGCGCGGCTGATTGCCGGCACCGTCATAGCACGGTTGCGGGCCTCGCCCTCCTGATAGGTGTAGTACTGGCCGATGAGGGACACGCCTGCGGCGTTAGGGTTGTACCCGCCGACAGCTGCGCGCACCGCCGGTTCGGCCGGTGAAATCTGCGCTTTGGTTTCTTTGCGTGTAAACAGTGCCATGTCTCGATGTGGTGGCCACCGCCCGACACGGGGCCGCCGCGGTCACCATACAGCACTAAGAAACTACAAGCATGGGTTTCTGTTTTGTTTGCGGACGGCTGACTAGGGCGATCGCCCAGACAGCTGTGCGCGCCACCTCAATCGGGCCGGGCGATTTCTGCGAAGACAGGACGTAGCCCTGCGCCGTCTTTACACCGACCGCGCGGTTCATGTGTTCTGACAGGGTGCGCGCCCCGGTGTGCACAACGCGGCCCTCCTGGATCATGCCGCGCACCAGGCTGGTGTACTTGATCAGCTCGCCGTAGCCGACGGTGCCGGCGCGGCGGGCCAGCTCGGGCGGCAAATGGATCTCCAGCGTTGGGGTCACCGCCAGGTTAACGGTGCGGTCAGCCATGACTCGGGCAACCTCGTCCCACATGGCCTCCTCGGAGTCAACGACAAACTCGACGTCGACCATAATCTGGCCGTCAACGACGGTGGCGCGGGTGCCGACATAACGGGCCTCGTCCACTGATGAGTCAATGGCGAGGACGCCGCCACCGGGCATCGAGCGGTCGGTGGTGCAGCTCTCCCACACGCCCGGGTCAAGCATCGCGCCCCGGGTCGTAATCCACTGGTTTAGGTGCGCCCGCAGGAACGACTCCTTTTTGGCGGCGGCCCGCAACGCGGCCAAGGTGACAGTAGTGCCCAGCGCGGGGTTGGCCCAACCCCACCAACGTTCGTCCTTGGGGTCGGCCCCCATCGGCATCGACCACTCCGCAAAGTAAGTGTCGGTCAGGTTGCCGTTGTCAATGTCGGCCAGCGCCTGTTCCCGCATGTGGATCATGCTGTGGCTAGACATGTCGCCGGCTGTGGAAAAGCATGCCAACAGCGGGTTGGGTCGAGCAATCATTGAGGGCCGCAACGCCTCGTCCATGGTGGCGGGGCTAATGTTCCACAGCTCGTCTACCACGATCAGGTCGTAGCTGCCACCATGCAACCGGGAACTGGCAGCGCGAATCTCCCACGTCGAGCCGTCCGGCATGGTGACCTTCTTGCGGCCAATCTGCTGAATCTGTTTCCCGCCAAACCGCTCAACCAGAATCGGTGCCAAGGTGCTGAAGATCGCTTCGGCGCGGTCAAGCTGGTTAGCGGTGGACAGCACATGCTGGGGTCGGCCCAGCGTTGCGGCATGCTCGGTCAGCCACCAGCCAATCATCGACGTCAACAGAACAGACTTGCCCTGCTGACGGGCCGTAGACACCAGCGCCTCACGCCGGCACAACACACCGCCGTCGTGCTCCAGCATTCCGGTCACCGCGTACACCTGCCAAGGCATCAAAGGCATCAGGTGCCGTTCAGCCCAGGCAGC